TCCCAGGGCAGGACATTGATATAGGCTATGGGTCTGAATGTACGCGGATGCCGCTTGATGATCTGATAGCCATTACCATATGTGAGATAGTCTACTATGAGTGTGCGCTTGGCATAGTATGCCGTGATGTTGTCATATGGTGAGCGGGCAAATAGCTCATAGACCGGATTGCTGATATCCTTGACGCGGTCCCCGTCTGACTCTATGCGGAGTATGTATGCCGGTAGTGATGCGATGGTCTTACTGATGGTATCTATGCAGGCGTAGACAGTAGAGACGCGCAGGCCTTCAGATACCTGTACGGATGTGCTGCCGGTAGCGCCCCATGACATAAGATCCGCGATGGTAGACCGGCTCTCTGTGGTGTCGCCGCCGCGACCTATCAGGCGGTTGATGGTCTCTCTGATGGTCATTTTTTAGTTATCTTTTTGCCCGTGATCTGGGTCTTTATTTTTTCATAAAATGGGTCCGGATCCGGATGTATTTTTTCGAAGTAGGCTTCCAGTATATCCATCCGCTGCTTATATGTAGTCAGTTCCTGCTCTAGCTCATTGACCCGCTCGCTCAGTGTGGTCACCCGCTTCCTTAGTTCGTCGTTTTCTGCTACATAATTGTCTATCATACGTTGTTCTCTGCTTTGATTCACTTCAAGATTGTGCAGCCTTCCATCCATGAATCGCGTGAGAATCCCGCTCTTCCCAAAAAAGAATGCTACTATCACTAAAACAACGGTTGCGATTATCGGACCCTCATTCTCAAACTGTGGAATGTCCAACATATAATTTATTCTATTTTAAAAAAAATAATCATTAATAATTAACCATTAATAATTAACCATTAATAATTAGTTCAGTCTTTCAACTTTTCTATCACCTTCACATCTGTAGTCACTGTCATCTGTGCTATGAATGTCCCTACCAGTGCAGCGATGGCTATCACCTTGCTGGAGACGGCGTCCCATGCCGTCGGGATAGATATGCCTATACTCGCCAGGAATACAGGGAGTCCGGTGATGGCTCCTACAGCTATCCCCAGGATGCGCACTACTTTAAAAAACCACGGCGTCTTACTAAATAGCCGTATGATCAGCTCCATGACGAAATCTGTTAATCCTGTGTTCATCGTTTTATGATTTTAAGTATTTTAAGGATATCCTTCAGGTATGGCCACAGCAGTGTGATGATCTCAATGGCGGTAGCTGCCAGCTTGTATATCCGTACCACCTGATATATCTTGATGGGCTGGATAGATGCCTGCCCCTGGAATAACAGATTTTCGCTCTGCTCTATGAGTGTGAGCAGGTCATTAGCCTTGCTGTCCGCAGGGGTTAGCTGCGACATATCCATCATTTTTTCTTTGTACTCCATGTACGATATGGCCATATCCTGTACTATTGTGATACAAATATGACCTTATACGCCGGGCGCGGCGTTACCGGATGTTACATTGAGTTTATGAGTTTATAGGTTTATCAACTATCAACCCATAAACCCATAAACCCATTACAATCTAAAATCATGGTCCCCATGCCATAACATCTCAGTGACCATGCCGCGAAGACGGCTCATACTTGCAGGATAGCAGCCAGACCTGGATATATCATCGAGACTAAAATTTGATGTCATCCATATCCGCCGCCCCCGCTCGTACAGATAGTGGCACCGCTCTATGATGATCTCATTCAGATTGTGCTGCTTTCCATAGATATGTACATACGGATCTCCCTTGTATGAGTAGTCATCCAGGTATATGTCCTTATGTCCCGATATCTCTTTGTCTATCACGGCCAGACTTTGACTCTTCTCTATAGCTAGATATATGTCATAGTGAGACACCTTGTGTATGGGCCGCACATTACTCACGCCTATAGATACATACTTGTCTATCACGGCAGTGATGCAGTCCATGATGAAGGTCTTGCCCCTGCCTGTATTGCCACATATATATGCTCCCTTCTTCTGCTTAGTATCCATGACTATGTCTATTATTTGACCTATATTATTTCTATTGAGAGCGTGTACTATATATCTGGGCTCTGTGACACCCGCCTGGATACGGGCGATATCATCATATGTATGCCCCACCCTGATGAGCATCTCCACCCATAGTGCTGTCCTGAATCCAGATCGCGTCACTTCTGTGATCATCTCCGGCTCATCGGTAGCGAGCCACTTACCGCGACCATCCGGCGTAGGGCTGTGCTTGTCGAGCGGGGAGTAGGAGCGACGACGGGATCCGGTACCATTCAGGAATGGGCGGGTCTTGTAGTCGGGGCTGATGATAGCGTCTATGTCGGGGAGTTGCATATGATTATATAGGTGTGATTATAGATGAAATTACATTTGTAGATACATGAGTGTATATCTCTGTCGTCTTGCTGGAACTGTGACCAAGTAGTTTCTGTATGATTCTCAGGTCTGTACCACACTCAAGTAGTGCTGTGGCGTTTGAGTGACGTAGCTGGTGAAAGTGGTACTGCGCTCCGATATATTTTTTGACTATCTGATTGCAGCTGCGATGTGAGTAATGCTGATCAAACTGTCCATTAAATAGATATTTGACTGGTCTGTATTCTTTATAGTATAATCTCAGAATATCTAGTACTTTTTGAGATAGTGGCACTATCCGGTCTTTCCTGCCTTTGGCTTGACGGATAGTGATGATCATACTGGGGCTATCTATGTCAGATATCTGCAGATTGCATACTTCTGAGACTCTCATGCCAGTTGAGTATGCTATCATGATGATGGCCCGGTGTTTCAGATTAGGTATGCGATGGATGATATCAATCAATTTTATTTTATCAATGATCTTAGGAAGTCTTTTTTCTTTCCTGGCATACTCGATGTATTTAAATTTTTCAGGCTGATGGATGGTGTACTTATATAGTAGCTTGATTGCAGAGTGCATATGTCTTTGACTATTGACTTCGTGAGCTG